TAACAAGTGTAAGGACTGTGATGCACGTGGGTATCAACTAAAGGCTACTAACAAGTTAGCTGGACTAGGCTTTGCTGCACCTACAAAGAAGTGGATTAGCGCCAATGGGTTTAGCACAGGCAAAGACAACTTAGATGTACTCATAGCCACAGCTAAGAACAACAACATGGAAGAAGCTATCTCTTTCCTGATGGACCTAAAGAGATTGTCTGCTGTTAGCAGCTACCTTAGTTCATTCGTAGAGGGTATCGACACCTTCACTAAGGGTGATGGGTTCCTACACGTAGGTCTAACACAGCATATCACTGCTACAGGTCGCTTCTCTGGTCGCAACCCTAACATGCAGAACATGCCAAGAGGCGGTACATTCCCTGTTAAGCGTGTGTTTATATCACGATGGGAGGGTGGCCATGTGTTAGAGGCTGACTTTGCTCAGTTAGAGTTCCGTGCTGCAGCATTCTTAGCACAGGATGAGACAGCTATGCATGAGATTGAGACAGGGTTTGACGTACACAGCTACACTGCAAAGGTTATCACTGATGCAGGGCAGAAGACATCACGCCAAGAAGGGAAGGCCCATACGTTTGCACCTCTCTTTGGGGCTACAGGGTATGGTAGATCAAAGGCAGAAGAGGCCTACTACATACACTTCATTGAGAAGTATAAAGGTATTGCTGCATGGCATAAGAACTTGGCTGATGAAGCAGTACGGTTTAACAAGATAACAAACGTATCAGGGCGACAGTATGCTTTCCCTGATGTTAAGCGCAACCAGCGTGGCGGTGTGTCACACTTCACGATGATCAAGAACTACCCAGTACAAGGCTTTGCTACAGGTGATGTTGTCCCTGTTGTGCTAATAGAATTAGAGCAGCGGTTGAATCATCTACAGTCGTGCTTAGTTAACACGGTACATGACTCAACAGTTGTAGACGTACACCCAGAGGAGAAGGATGAAGTACTACAGATCATTGACGATATGAACGAAGGATTAAACGATCTCATAGAAAAAGCCTATGGTGTCGTAATGAATGTACCGCTTCTATTAGAATCTAAGATAGGCCCGAATTGGCTTGACGTAGATGATGTATGACGGTATAACTCAGGCTCTTAAACACAAATCTCATGGAGAATAATATGAGTAATGAACTATCAATCGCAACTGAACGTGGACAATCCTTAGCAGAACTAATGGGTGTCAGCGAGAAGTCATCTAAGCCAGCAGGTCCATCCCTTGCACGTGTCAACGTAGTTAGCACAGCACTCAAGGGTGAGATCGACGTTGCAGGTAAGAAACTAAAGACAGACGTTGTACCTGTAGGTGCTTACAAGATCACACATGGTGATGATGTATTCTATGCTACTAACGTAGACATCCGTATCTTTGCCCAGCGCCAACAGTGGCAACGCTGGAACTCTGCTACTAACGAGATGGAGAAGTCAGTCATGGCTACTAATCTCAATGGTGACATGCAGGATAGCGTAGGTGGATTCAACCTAGGTCGCCCTAGTGGTTACATTGAAGACTTTAATGCGCTACCTGAGAAGACTAAGGACATCATTCGTACTGTTAAACGAGTGAAGGTCTTTATGGGGCTGCTGTCTGTGGATAACCCTATGGATGAAGCAGGTCAGCCCCTTACATCTATGCAGTTTCAGGATGTACCCTTTGTAATGGACGTTAAGAACCGTGATAGCCTTAAGAGTATTGACGGTGCACTAACTCTACTACAGCGTAAGAACCTACTACCAATCATGTCTACTCTTGTGATGGGTGGTGAAGAAGCCTCTATCCCAACAGGTGCCACGTATGGTGTAAGTACTGCTAAGGTCGGCACTACCGTTGAACTGTCTGATGCAGACAACGAAACGCTTAAGGACTTCTTAGGCTTCATTGAGTACAACAATGGAAAGGTTATGGATCTACATCATGATCGGTCTGACACCAGCCTGAGTGCAGAAGATGCCGCACTTGTGGGTTCCATCATTGATGTGGATGCTGAATAATGAATCATCCTGCAGAATTAGCTATCTTTACGTTCCTACAGAAAGCTATGGCAGGTGAGTCTACAATGTCAAAGGAGGTGGCTGCTAAGGTCGCCTCCGATGTAGAGGCAGCGTTGTTTAAGCAGTTTGATAGCGGTCCCCGTGATGCATTCCGCTTACGTATGTCTAACATTGGTAGACCCAAGTGTCAGCTATGGTACGATAAGAATGAGCCAGAGGGTAAGACACCCTTCCCACCACACTTCCTGATGAACATGATCCTAGGTGATATTGTTGAAGCAGTATTCAAGGGCATCATGAGGGCAGCTAAGGTGGACTTCGATGACAATGATTATGTCACACTCAAGTTAGGTAACGGTAAAGAAATCCGTGGTGAGTATGACATGGTGCTAGACGGTAAGGTTGATGACGTTAAGTCTGCCTCACCTTGGTCCTACCAGAATAAGTTTGCATCCTTTGATGCGTTAGCTACAGGTGATAGCTTTGGGTACATCCCACAGCTTGTAGGCTACGCAGAGGGCGCAGGTAAGGATGTTGGTGGGTGGTGGGTAGTCAACAAGGCTAACGGTGAGTTTAAGTACGTCTCAGCAGAGGGTGTCGATAAAGATGCTGTACTAAAAGACATCGAAGACCTGACGGATTACATCGACAATGATGAACCCTTTGAGCGGTGCTTTGAGCCTATTGAAGAAACATTCTACCGTAAGAAGACAGGCAACACTAAGCTTGGTGTAGAGTGTGGGTTCTGTGCGTTTAAGCACAAGTGTTGGCCTACACTACAGACACTACCATCGCCTAATTCTAAGGCTAAGAACCCGCCTATGATTGACTACATTTCTATAGGAGAACCTGATGGGTAAAAGAACGACAAAGAGGTATCACAACTCTAGTCGGTATCGCAGTGGTCTTGAGAAAGAGGCCGCTGCTTTTTTAACTCCACGACAGAAAGTTGTTAAGTACGAGCTACTAAAGATAGAATGGGAAGACCTACGCTATCGTAAGTATACACCTGACTTTGAGCTAGATAACGGCATTATAGTTGAGACAAAAGGTATCTTCGATAATGAGGACAGACGTAAGCATGTTGCAATAAAGACACAACACCCTGAGTTAGACATACGGTTTGTGTTCAGCAACGCTAATGCTAAGTTATACAAGGGTTCTAAGACACGATATTTTGAATGGTGTGATAAGAATGGTTTCATCTGGGCACACAGAGTTATACCTGAGGCTTGGTTGACAGAGCCAGGCGCTAGGGCTAAAACAGATAAGATAGTACTTAAAACTAAAAGGAAAGACTAATGGCTAAGTGGAATCTAGAACGACAGTTAGAGCACCCTAAGATGCCTAAGCAGCATGAGTATGAAGAACATGAGGTTTATGATGATGTAGAGCAACCACAGCACTACAACCAATCTAGCGTTGAATGCATTGTAGCTATTGAGGCCATGACAGAACAGATGTCTAGTCGTGTTGCCCCTCACGCAGCTAATGTCCTTAAGTATCTGTGGCGACATGAGTACAAGAACGGTGTAGAGGATCTAGATAAGGCTATGTGGTATCTAAGACGACTACGAGGTCGTTACGTAGGAGAAGAAGGATGAGTGATAAGTCCTTTAGTGTTACTGCTGTTGTTACTGTAGATAGCAATAATAACTTACTATCATCATACGAAGACTCACATGAGGACGACATGAGAGACTTGATCACAGATGTTTTCTATGATGTAGATGACGTTACAATAACTAATGTATTGGTAAAGGAGAGACCATGACACAAAAGACTAAAGAGCACTGCTTAGAGGAGTTCATCTGTGCCTTCAATGGATCACTTGATGCACGTCTGTGGATTAACTTGATTAAAGAAGAGTTAGCAGAGGAAGAGGCAGAACAGTACGGTACAGAGGCGCACCTAAAAGAAGTGGCTGATCTGATGTACGTAGTAGAGGGCTTTGATACTGTCGCACCTGATAGCCTACTAAACGTAGTGTCACCTGATGAGTTAGATGACTGGATGGCACTAATGGCTGCAGCTAATGAAGCTATAGAGTTCTCAGATGGGTACTACCAGAAGAACCACTTGTACCAAGCCTTCTTGTTAGTACATGAAAGTAACATGTCTAAGTTAGGCGAAGATGGTAAACCTATCCTACGTGAAGACGGTAAGGTTCTCAAAGGACCAAACTACAAGGCACCAGACTTGAGCCACTTACTATGACATATAAGAACAACACATTTGATAGGACTACAAAATGAGCAACCAACTACCTACAGACTATCAGTCATTCATCCACAAGTCACGGTATGCTAAGTACCACGAAGGTCTAGGCCGTGAGTCATGGGATGATACAGTTACACGTTTCTCTGATAACATCATTGGTGACAAAGTAGACGCCGCAACTAAGTATGATCTAGAACAAGCTATCCTAGGCCTAGAGGTTATGCCCTCCATGCGCTCACTCATGACAGCGGGTGCTGCTGCTGATCGTGATAACACTTGCATGTACAACTGTAGCTATCTAGCCGTAGATGACCTTAAGGCCTTCGATGAGGCTATGTTCATCCTGCTCTGTGGTACTGGTGTTGGTTTCAGTGTCGAGCGTCAGTCTATCAGTAAGCTTCCCGAAGTGCCCCAACTCTTCGAGAGCGAGACAAATATCGTCGTCAAGGAC